AAAACTTTTAACCTTCCTAAGTTACTCTCACCACTGGCTTGGTAGTTTCCTATCTGTTCAATTAAGAAGTTGCGTTCTCCCTCAGAAATAGCACCAGTAAAGCTTTCTAAACGGGCTAAAACAATGTCTCCAAGTCGAGTCTCAAACTCACCAATGTCTTTAGGTGTTTTTCCTAAGAAATCAGTCAAACCTCTGGACATTCTTCGTACAAAACCACCAGTTGTAACATCACCTGACTCTAGCAAATCAATCGCTTCTCTTACGTTTTTTGCAGATCGTCGTAAAGAAGGAAGTTGAACAACGGCCGCTACTCTCGCTTGGTTAAAATCTTGTTCTTGTTTAGTTTCTCCTGCAAGTCCCGGTCTGTCAAAAGCTCCTCCTCCGGTTGTTCCTGAAACAATAGTCAATGCACCAACTGGTTTTTTAGGAGAACCCGGAAAAGGAAGAATAACTTCTCTGCCCATGCCCCGTTCATCGTACTGAGAAGCCCGTGTAAATAAGTTTCCTTGGCTGTCCCGTATAACAACCTCACCTTTTGTTGTTCTGTCTCCACTACCGGTTTTAGTAAAGTTTTCATATATTGCAGTGGCTTGATCCATAGGAACTTCATAAGCTCTGGCAATCCTAAAAAAACCTTCACGGGCTTTAGGATCACTCATCTGCATACCACGAGCAGACGCAAAAGTTGCTAAGGCTTGTTTACCCTTGTCTATTTGTCTGGCCTGAGCTAAACCCTGTGCTTCCATGGCTTGTTCAATAAGACCTTGTTGGGCAAGTGTCCCTGCTCCTTGTCTCATTCTTGAAGGAACACCGCTTAACAACGCCTGACCTGCTGAAACTCTTTTGGCCTTCTCTGAAGCTTCTCTGGAAGCCTGAGACAACTGCTGTGCTTCTTTCTGGTAGCCAGCAGCAGCCAACTGTTGACCAATGCTGGCTAAAGCAGCAGCGTCTCCAGAAGCCATTGCTTGCTGCCCTTGTTGCATCAACTGGTTAAACGCTTGCTGCTTCTGCTGCTGCTTACGCTGACCCGGAAGACCACCAATAGTGGCACCCAAGCCAAACAAGCTTTCTGCCATTGCAGGTCTACCTAGGCTGGACAAAAACCCTTGTGAAAATTGAGCCATTATGTGTTCTCCTTATTAACTAAACAAGCCACCAAGTGCTGCACTAGCGATGTTACCACCGACACCTCCAGCAATGTTAGCTTGTCCCAAGCCAGCTTGTAGCAGTGCTTCTAAGCCTGAAGTATAGGTCTGACCATAAGTTCCTGCCTGTTGTGATATAGCTTGTCTCTGACGTTCTGCAGCAGTCATGCCCGGTTGCAACGCATTGAGCAACTGTGCCTGTGGTACGTAACCAGCGGCTAACATGCCTGTCCCTAGCTGTGCCTGTCGTTGCTGCTCTTGTCCTGCAAACTGCATAGCGTTTAACATGGCTTGGTTTCTGGCTTCTTCTTGTGCTTTAGCCAACGCAAGTTGTTCAGGAGTTCCACCAAACTGTGCCGTACGTACGCCTGTGCGTCCCTGAGCCGCCATACGCTGCTCTAGTTCTAAACGCTGGCGTTCTTCTTCAGGAGACATGGCTGTACGCATACGTTGGTACACTTCCTGCTCACGCTGATCTACAGGAGTTGCTGCTTGTCCAAAGAACATACCAGCACGTTCCAACTGCTGCTGCTGCAAAGCTTGTTCTTCAGGAGAAGTAGCCATTTGGTAAGTCATTTGACCCGTATCAGGATCTCGTGTCATGCCAAACTGACCGCCAGTAGCAGAAGTCACGGTGTACGGTTGAAACTCCAGCATACCACGGAGTTCTTGAGCTAAACCTTCTTCTCCTGCTAATCCTTCAAAAGCACGTTCTCCAATCTTTCCTACATCGCCATAAGCATCTGTGGCGAACTTTAAACCAGCAGTCCCTAAGCCTAAAGCAGCAGCAGTGTTAGCAGCGTTACCTTCGCCTCCAATGGCATTTAAAATATCTGTAAGAGTCATGAGTAGGTTCCTCCGCTAATCGTTCCCGTTGACAACGTACCCGTGAAAGTCAAGTTAGGTATCGTGACAGTCCCTGTGAACGTAGGTCCAGCAGTGTCTGCTTTTGTAGCTATTGCAGTTGCAACATCATTAAACTCAGTTTCAAACTCAGACCCTCTAACAATTTTAGCTGATGCTCCTGCAGATAAAAGATCTTTTGCAGCAAAGTTTGTTGTTTTAGTATAATTACTCATATTGTTTTACCTACTAGTGCAAGTACATTGATTTCTTGTATTGACAGTTCGTTACCGTTGATGCTTGTTTCCATACCTATGGTCAAGGTTCCTCCACTGCCGTTGGTGTTTACAGCCGCTTTTGATGTTAAAATACCGTCTGAATACTGTGCTACTCCGTATTCATTCTCTGACACAACACCCTCAGCAGTTTCTTTTAAACCAAACTGTGCTTTTGCTTCGTCTTTTAAAGTAATGATACTTGTGTTGTACGAAGAACCAAAGTCGTAGTCCCACTTTAGTAGAATGTCAAGTCCACTACCACCTACTATCGTCGGTCTAATCTTCTTGAGAAACTTAAGTTTAGAAGGATCACCAAAGGACAACTCAGGGCTAAAGTACGTAAAACTGTAGGAACTACCGTTGTCTTGGAAACCTGTGTACTGCCCTATGCCCTGTGCGCTTCCTATGAGTAAGTCTCCGTTGTCCTTGCGTTCATAACAAGTGAAACTAGTGCCGGGCCAGCGTGTAACTCTGTATGACCCGTTTTCCAAAGTTCCTCTAATGTCAAAACAATAACTCATGTTTTGGTTTGTAAAAGTTAGTAGGTAGAAGTTTGCTTCTGGGTAATACACAGACTTGTAAACTTCGTTTGCTTCATTGATTAACTGTATAATGTCCGTGGTAATCGTCCCGGACAAACTGCTTATTGGCATGGATTTTTCTTGTATCGTTCTTCCGAAGCTTCTTAAGCCAGTCTGGGAAAGAAAGATTACGTCTACACCAGTGTACTGTACCGTGTCTCTACCTACGCAGCCAACACCGGAAATAGTGTCGGACAAAGCCATAGTAGCAGGAGCGTCAGCACCTGAGTAAACTACGATACTACGCTTGCCGAAGATAATCAATAGATTGTTATGTGCAGCCAGTGCAACAATCTCGTCAAAACCATCAGGCCATACTTTAGCTATGTCGATGGACCCAGAGGTTCCACCGGACCAGTCATGTCCTATCAAAAGGTCAGACCAATAAACAGTTGACTTGTCTGTAGCAAAGTCGGCAGTCCAGAGTCTACCGTAAGCCGCCAAGACTTCATTGCCATACATCGTTGAAGCAACACCTGCTGCACTGTTGACAGAGCTTAGTGTCACTACGTTACTATTAGCGCCTCCGGGTGTCCCTGAAGCAGTTACGTTGTATATCAGAGGCTGATACCCACGCTGAAAGAAGTAGATACTGTCATTAAAGTTGACCATCTTCCAGTCGTCAGCAGTGATTGTGTAGCTACCCGGAGTCTCGTCAGCCAATGTGGTTGTACCACTGAGTATCTTGTTGTTGCCCACGGAGAAGATCTTAGTGTTTCCGTTAGCGTCTCTGAACTCCTTAATAGCACTCAGGTTGTCACTACCTAACTCCGTCTTGTTAGTAGTCGTTACGTTGTAGCCCTTACGTGCTGCTATACGCCCTCTTTTGTCAATCACTGCATTGTCAGCAGTCTCAGCAAAAGAAGGGTCCTGAGACAACGGTGAGTCCTCAGTGTTGATACCCTTGAAGCCCGGAGCTACAAGATTAATACTTTTTAGTTCTTGTGCCATATAGTGTGTACCTTAAGGCGTGTAGAAGATAGTTTCTTCTGGATGTCTACCGGCGTCCTGTGCAATAGCGTCTGACAGGTACTTGTTAGCCATAGCGAAGTACTCTTGCGTCGAAGTACCACCAGTTTCTCCACGCTCACGAGCAGCAAAGGCTACCGCAAGGTGCATTACGGGCATCGCTGGTATCTTCAGCTTGTCAGTGTCTGCACTCAAGTCAGGATTACGTAACGCACAGTTAAAACGTAAGGAATAAACTCCGTCAGGCTTTGGGTAAATGTCGATTAAAGTGTCACCGTCTGAGTCAACACCGTTGTACGTGTAGTACATTGGTGACCCTGTTTCCGGTGCTGACAATAGGAACTGTGAGTCAAACCAGTTGTTAGTCTGGTAGTGCATCACGAAGTTAGACGTGTCGTTTAACACGTTTAGTTCCTTGATGTTATTCTGGCTGCCAGTCAAGGAGTAATTGAAGACGTCAGCCGTAGTAGTAATCGTAAGTGTAGTCCTAAGTGCAGACCAGTCCCATGAGTTTTCCACAAGGTCCTTTGCGTCATTCACAAGGTCACCTATGAGTTTACTGTAGGAATTGGTTTGCACAGAAGAAACTTCTGTTTCTCTAAGCCTCCTAAGTACATTGTTGACTAGATCTTTGTAAGTCATTAGATCATCCCTTTAAACAAACTTTCGTTAATAATACGGTCCAACTCAACAGTGTAGTCTTTAGGCTGGTACTGTACTCCTACAAACTGTGGCAACTCATAGCTTAAGCCGCCCATGTATCCACCACCAAGTCCTCCTTGTGGTCTAAAGCCTCCTGAAGGTTTAGTGGTTCCTGTCCCGGTTCCTCCTCCAGTACCGTCTCCAGTACCTTCTCCTTCACCGTCTCCGTCCCCAGTTCCGTCGCCTTCGCCTACGCCTTCACCAGTGCCGTCACCTTCGCCTATGCCTTCTCCGGTGCCTTCACCTTCACCTGTACCTTCTCCGACACCTTCGCCCTCACCAGTTCCTTCTCCTGTTCCAGTGCCTTCTCCGGTTCCTTCGCCGGTTCCTGTGCCTGTACCAGTACCTTCTCCAGTTTCTTCCCCAGTTCCAACACCAGTCCCAGCACCAGTATCAGTACCGCCGCCTACTTCTCCACCTCCTGTAACGTCTACAGGATTATCTGGGTCAGGGTCATTGGGGTCAAGGATGCCGTCATTGTCGTCATCTGGGTCTGTGACGTCAGGTTCTCCGTCTCCGTCAGTATCTACAGGAGTAGGCTGCTCATCGTCATCTTTAGATAAGTCAATGAACAAGTCTAAACTTACGTCGTCGTCTCCTTCTCCATCGCCTTCTCCAACCTCAGAGACTTCACCTTCTCCTGATGTTTCTGTTTCAGTAGTTTCGGGAGTAGTTCCTTCTTCAAAAGTTTCTTCTACTACTTCAACAACTTCGTCTACTTCTGTAGTTTCTTCTAGTTCTTGGAGATCTTCTAAGTACTCTTCTAAATCTTCTACAGTGTCAGGATCTGTTTCTTCACCGATAGCTTCTTCCACTACACCAATTACTTCGTCTATGTCTGAGGTTATATCTTCTCTTTCACTAACTTCTTCTGCTCCGGGGTCTGCTGTAATTACTCTGTCGTCGTCAACGTCTCCAGCGTCGTCACCGTCAGTTGTTACCGTGTCAGTACTAGTGTCTGTCACAGGTCCACCACCACCGGCTCCTGCACCAGCCCCAGCACCTGCGCCTCCTCCAGCGTCTTCTTCTACGACTACTTCTGTAGGCGTTACAATAACTCCACCGCCAAAACCACCGGACAGCACTTCATGAGTCTGACTGTTCACAACTGTACCGTCGTCTAAAACTACGTCTTTACCTAAGTTAAAATCAGCTTCTTGAGTCGAATCTAAGAAAACTCCACCTTCTCCATCTGCAGCACCGTCATCGTCACCAAAGTCATTTGCAACTACTTCTGGAGGAGAGACCCAAACACCGCCTCCAGCACCAGCGCCTATTATTTCAGAGTTTGTGTTGTTTATAACTGTACCGTCTGATAAAACAATGTCTCTACCTGAGTTAAAATCAATTATCTGTCTTGGGTTTAAGAAAACTCTAGGCAGTTCTTTGTCTGGATCAGGGTTTACCCATGTCCAACCTTCATCAGTACCATCATCACCATCAAGGTCATCAAAGTCATCGCCATCGAGTAAGTCGCTATCAGCGTCTAAAGATGCTTCTTCTTCAGCTTCTTCTTCAGCTTCTTCTTCAGCTTCTTCTTCAGCTTCTTCTTCAGCTTCTTCTTCAGCTTCTTCTTCAGCTTCTTCTTCTGCTTCTTCTAATGCTTTGCCTTCTTCAGCACCGTCTAATTGAGTGCCTTCTCCATCCCGTGTTACTACATCGTCTGTACGCCCTTCTCCGGTGTCTTCTGAAAAACCTTCTTCACCATAAGAAGTTTCTGTAGGAAGTATCTTAACACCACCTTCTGCTTCAACTTCAGGCTGATCTTGAACTCCAGAAACCCAGAGTCCATTTTCGTTTCTGTTGTAAGTTTCTCCTTCGTATATTATAAACTGAGTCCCGTCTTTACGGGTTACTACTTGACCACCTGTCGTTATTCTTTTTTGTAACGCTCTGGGTGTATTACCAGCAGACCAGTCTTTATAAAGCTCATCTACTTCTTCATCAGATAGTGTTCTATCAGGGTTAAAAGACTGGGGATCGTCTCCTTCTCCTGCCCACTCGTAATACAAGTGTCTAGCTTGTTCGCGGGTATAGCCCTCGTTAATTCTATCGTTAATCCACTGAGCTTTTTCTCTAAGCTCTCCTCTAGCTCCTGCGTTCATAGAACGTATTTGAGCTAAAGTAGTAGGAGTTATTGTGCCAATCTCTCCAGCGTCAAAAAGATCTCTTATAGACTGTAATTGTAAAGCTGTTCTAATAGTTCCGTCTGGATTTATAAACCCTGAGTCTATCAAAAAGTCTCTGGTTTCTGCGTCTAAAGTGTTTAACCATTTGATTAAAGCGTCTCTATCAAACTCTAAATCAATTCTTCTAGGACCGCTTCTTTTGCTAGTAGTTGGAGCAGTTCTTTTAGACATTACTTAGACACTCCAGATTTCTTCTCGTAAGTTCTCATTGCACCTAAGCCTAACATACCCATCAACACTGGCATCATTGTCTCCAAAGGCACCAGAGGTATCACTATGTCTACTTCAAACAACGCCAAAACAAAGTTACTAAACGGGATGGTAATAAAGTTTCCAAACATACCTAAGCCACATGTCCAGCCAATGAAGGGCCTCCAGCCACTTACGAACACGTTGGAGTTAGCTGCTTCCACAGCATTGATCTCCATTTGACCCTTAGCAATCTCCTGAGCGTGTTCCTCAGCCATTGTAGCAACTTCATGGGCTAACTTAGCCTTAGTGTCAGCATCAGGTATAAACTTGTCTAAGAGACCAGTCACAGGCCCTATGAGCTTATCAATCATTCTTCTTGTTCCATAACTCAAACAAAGTCTTAACCTTCTCTTCCACTACGTCCATACGGGACATGAGTTTACCTAATGTCAGGACAAGGATAATAAAACCTACAAAGATGGGCCAAATGGAACTAATTAAATCAACGTACTCCATTGTCACACTGGCCTATCTTAATTTCCAAGTCGTTTATCTTTGTCCTGAGTTCCCTGACTTCTCCTGATTGTTCTTCCAAAGCCATAATCTTAGCGTTCTGGATTAGGTCATCAGGTAATGCACCTCTGAGTCCCAGAGGCCACTCACGTACAAATGCTGCGTTTTCCTTTATGGTCATGTCCTGTATTGACTGACCGTGTTCTAATGTAGTAATACGGCTGTTTAGCGTCACGTAGGCTGCGGTAGCTACAACTAAGGAAGCTCCTAAGCCTATCAAGTTACGCAGAGGTACAGTAACTTTAGTCTCGTCACTAATCTCCGGCATTGAACCAACCTTTTACAGTGTCAGTCTCAATGATTCTAATTACAGTCCATACAATGCTCAAAGCAGCAGCCACAGCAGGAAGCCAGCCCATCAGGGTTGACACTGTTGTTGTTACTGCTACAACGTCTACTACGGCTTTTGCTTCTTCTTGCATTATTGTTTTGCCTTACCAATGTTGACAGCCAGTAGGTCTACAAACTTGTACAGTTTTGCAATCCACTCGTCGTCTTTAGGTGTCGGAGTTACTGCTGCGATGATACTTGCGACAGTGACTATGGTTGTTACAATGGATACTATGCCCATCAAGTCCATTACCATGGTACTCCTGCTGCTTGAGTTGGGTTCTTGTCTGCTTCAATCTGAGCAGCCAGTGATGCCTCAATAGCGTCCTTGTCTACTTCTGCTTGCACCCAGCCAATTACGTCAGCTTCAGTCAGCGAGTCATAAGCGATGAAGCCAGCAGCAGAAGGATCAGGCGTGAAACCGCAAGTTCCGTAGTTAGAAGCAGAGAAGTCACCGTCTACCGCAGTAGCTCGCCAGTGTGCAACGACTACGCCACCGTCTGATAACTCACGTTCTAAAGTTGAGATTGTCCAAGTTGTCATGTTTGTCTCCTGTTAAGATTCTAGTTGTGCGACTCGTGCAGTTAGTGATTCAATTAGGTCTTGTTGTTCTTGGATGGCTTTGATGCACAGTGAAACCATGTGTTGATACCTTAACGAATCTGGTTGGTTTTCTTTGTTGTACTCAACAAATTCTGTTAAACCAGCGTCGTGTACTTCTTCAGCAATTAAACCGCCATAAACAGTGTCTTCATCGACTTCAGAATTAATCCCTTTATAATTTACTGGTCTTAAATTCAAAACATCAGACAAACCAAAACGAGCATCAACAATGTCTTTTTTGTAGCGACGAGACGATGTTGCCCTAACTAATGTTCCGTCTGTATTTATGAAGCAGTTAGCTGTGACTGCTGCTGTATTGTTGTACGGAGACGATGTCCCGCTTCCTGTTCTAAAAGCTCCATCACTTCTAACAAAAAATAATTCAGTTCCTGCGGAGTCATTAAAAAGAGCAGCCGCCGTTGCGCTTGAAGTGCCTCCAGATGTAATCCTAAATTTTTCTGCGTTGCCTGAGACGCTAGTGTCATTCACCAGCAAGTTGCCAGAGGTATCAAACCTAGCGGCTTCTGAACCATCTGAAGCTAGACTTAAAAAATCTCCACTAGCCGCCCACACGCGAAGAGAATCTGATTTTCCTTGAAGATAACCTTGTGAAGTTGTTCCGTCGTTAGCGTAAAAAGATAAACTAGAAATTCCATCCGCAGCTCGACCATTAAGGGCAATCGCAGCAGTCCCACTATTTGCCTGTACGGTTAAAGGCTGTAAAGGATTATCAGTACCAATGCCGACGTTCCCAGAGTCATTAAGGGTGATTCGTTGTGTTGTGTTCGTGACATCGTAAATAAAAAATTTATTTGCCGCGTTTCGTATAGCATAACTATGACTATTGTCTGTCAGTCTAATGCCGCCAAAATCAGATCCAGAATTTACATTGATGCCGTCGCCGCCAATCTGAGTTACCTCAAGTTTATGGCTGCCTGACGGGGTTTGTGAAATCCCGACGTTGCCGCTGGAGTCGATGCGCATGCGTTCTGTTGCCGTAGAACTGCCTGTGCGGAAAGCAAGAGCATCGCCCGTGTTTCCTATGATGCCTACTTCATTACTTAGACCCATCCAGACATTTGAGTCTGTTTCGTCTTCTTCGGTTAAGTAAACAACAGGCTTATTGCCTGATACGTTGAGTACACCGTCAGGTGTGGATGAAAACTTAGCCGCGCTTGGACTGGTACTACCAATCCCCAGTCCCACATCAGTCAGTCTAGCTTTTTCTGCCCCGTCAATATCAAACCTAATAATGCTATTAGCGCCAGAATTTTCTACGTCAGCTTGGATGCGAATTGAACCTTCGTCGGCAGAATCAGCTTCTATTTTTGCATACGCGTCACCGCTAGTGTCTTCAAATCTAATGCTTGGGTCAGCGCCTTTTAGGTGCAGCATGTCTAGAGGAGCCGCGACACCAATCCCGACGGAGCCTGTAGTAGTCACTGTGCCGGTAACGTCTACATTTCCCTCTGGATTCAACCCTATCTCAACAACAGCACCACTGCTGTTTTCCGTGTACAGCCTTCCGTTTTCTGTGTCTACTGCCAGCTCACCTCTTACTAAGTCTGAGGCTGCTGGAGCATCACCGCCATATTTAGTTACAATTGTTGTAGCCATTGTTTAAGTTCCTCTTTAGTAAGTGCCGCCTGAAAGCGTACCTGTTGTCATATTGTCTGCATTTAGAGTTGAGTCTGATTGTAGTGCTGAGTCTGCCAAACCGCCCTGTGTTGACGTAGCTGCATCTGTGATTCCGTAGCCAGCTAATGTAGTCGGAGTACTCGTTAAGTCTGAAAAAGCTACCGACTGTAATGCTGAGTCTGCAGTAGTACCTTGTGCTGCTGTTGCATAAGCAGAGGCTGCTGTGGTTGCTGCAGTCCCTAAACCCAATGTAGTTCTGGCTGTTGCAGCATCTTCATCGTCAACTAATGTTAAGCCAAAAGTAGAAACCGCTGTTGCTGCCAGTGCTGCGTCTGCGGTAGTACCTTGAGCAGCAGTAGCGTAGTCCGTAGAAGCAGTCGTAGCTGCTGTCCCAAGTCCTAATGTGGTTCTTGCTGTTGCTGCGTCTGCGTCATCAACTAGCGTTAAACCAAAAGTAGAAACCGCTGATGCTGCTAAAGCTGCGTCTGCTGTTGCACCCTGTGTTGACGTAGCTGCATCAGTAATACCGTAGCCAGCCAATGTAGTCGGTGTAGCACTAATCTCAGCAAAAGTCAAGCCAGAGCCTGAGTCAATCCAAGTAGAACCGTCGTACACCCTCATCACGTCTGTGGTTGAATTGTAGTACAACGCACCAGTGACTAAAGCGTCACCGTCGTTGTCCACAGTTGGATCAGAGGTCTTGGAACCTAAGTACCTGTCGTCGAATGAGTCTAGGGCTGCTGCTGCTGACGCTGCACTGCTTGCTGCTGCTGTTGCACTTCCTGCCGCCGCTGTTGCACTAGAAGCTGCCGCTGTTGCACTGTTAGATGCGTTGGTAGCTTGGGTTGAAGCGTCGGTAGCTGAGTTAGAAGAATTGTTTGCGTGTGTTTGTGAGCTGTCTCTAGCAGTCTCTGCAGCGCCTTGAGCAGTCTCTGCTGCAGCCTTAGCAGTCTCAGCATCTGTTTTTGCGGTTTGAGCTTTGGCATTGTAGTGTAACGCAGAGTATCCAGTGGTAGTTGTGTCTGCTAAGGTGTACTGAGTGTCTTCCGCTGTTACTGCTAACTTCGACGCATCTGCCGCACTGTCAGAGGCTTCAGACGCTTTTGTAGTTGCAGTAGAAGCAGAACTAGAGGCTGCTGAAGCTTGACTTACTGAAGTGTCTCTAGCAGATTCAGAAGCAGCTTGTGCTGTCTCTGCAGCGCCTTGAGCAACAACTGCAGCATCTTTGGCTACAACTGAAGCGTCCTTAGCAACTACTGAAGCATCCTTAGCTACAACTGAAGCGTCTCTTGCAGCTTCAGAGGCAGTAGCTGAGTTAGCAGCGGCTGTGGCTGAACTAGCAGCCTCGTTTGCTTTAGTTGAAGCAGTCGCAGCATCAGTGCCAACTTGAGACGCTACAGCGTCCGTAGTTGCGTCACCAGTACCTCCA